ACTACTGTCGTCAATTTTCATCTGCAGAAATACTTATGGTGTGAGATATTTTATGTATGTCGCACACAAAATCTAAGAAATCTCTCTGGGCCCTCTTACTTTTAGTGCTATCTATATCATTTATTTTAGGAAACTTCGAAGCTTCCTGTATTTCATCCATAGAATACTTAAGTATTTCTGCAGATGAAAATTGACGACAGTAGTAATCATTTTTCTCTCCTGTTAGTTTAGATATGTATGGTGTGTTGGGATAACGCCTCATACATGACACCGTGTTTTTAATACAGACTTCATCAAGAGTCTTTAACTTATATTTTTGCTTTAGAAATGTTAAGTATTCTCTTAAAGCCTTTCTCTTAACTTCATTTGGTAATTCTAGAGGACTCCAAAAATCAATGTTCATTTGAAATCCACGCCCACCCGTAAAGAATATTCTTGGTTCTATCTTATTAGGTTTACAATATTTCTTATAAAACCTTTTTATATCTTTTAAGCAATTATCAATTTTCTTATCGTCGTCGAAATCAAACCATAAAGTATTAATTACTGCGCTAGTATAATCGGTCTTCTCACCTTTATCATAAAGGTCATCGAAGGTATAGACGCTGATGTAGCAATTTTTTTCACCTTCAAAGGCTTTCTTTTGCACATCTGCTTCCTCTATACTAAAGCATCTAGCTATTCTTGCTGGGATTCCAAATTCTCTGAAATACATTCCACTTTCTCCTTTAGCACTTCTATTTCCTGACACCAATCTTTAGGTATGGCTAGTATGTCCACGCCGTCTGTATCGGACCAATGATTCACTAGTATTAAAGCCTTTGGGTCGTCTATTATTAGCTCTCCAACAGTTACACACTTGGCTAAATGTTCTTCTGGATTATTACCATTTATAGCGTGTATTTTAATTTGTTGGGCGGCATCGTACCAAGTAACCTTTACTATTGGCCCGGTTATTCCGAACGTTCTTTCTCCGCTTCCTTTGTTATCCATTCTTTCCACTCCTCGAACAGCATTGCTATTGTTCGTGTATCATCATCATAATAAAAATATTGTGCGTTACATGGGGTTTCATTCACAAATACTCCTTGCCCATACGCTGGTCTATCGAATAATAGTCTATCATATGGTATTTCATTTAATTTTAACCAAGATTCAGTTGAGAGTTTAACAGCTAAATCATTAGGCCTGTTGCACCATATTATTATTAAATGATTTTTCTCTTTAAGCCAATGCATGAATTGTGATACATTAGCTATTGGTTTACAATTCTCAACATATTCTACTATACCAAACTGTATACCCTTAGCTGGCGTGCATATAACGCCATCCATATCAAAAATAAAATGCATACTAGCCCCCGCTTCGGGTGGGACGCTGGCGCTCAAGGGCGACCGTTTCCCTTCGCAGTTGCGACTTAACCATGTCGCCAGCAGTAGCCTTTATAGCAATGATATCTTTTTTATTCACTATAACGGTTCCCTTCTCTCCAGTTAGATATACAAAATTCTCATCGTCATGCGTAATTTTTCCGCGCCCGACTTTAGTCTTTTCTTCTTCTTTCCAAACTATCTTACATTCTCCTAGTTCTTGTAAAGGAGGTGTAAGTGCTTTCGTTTCTTTCGCTTCCATATGACCACCGGCCACTAGGCCATGTATATATATCAGTTAGTACTATATAAAGCTATCGGCATTTAAACAAACTCAATCAAGCTTCTTTGGTGCCTATCAATCAATGTTAGAGGAGGATTTTTCTTACACCATTCATCTAATTGAAATTTAGAAAGTAAGGTAGTAATTATATTCCAATGATATTTTACATCTAAATCAATCTTGTTATGAACAAGCTGGGCTATTCTATAACCATTCTTAGTTTTATAAAACTCATAGGTGGTTCCTATGACGGGCTCTATGCCTATGTCTTCTCCCTGATTAATTAATTGCATTATAAGGTCATTCTTAGACTTGTATTCCGATTTATTTCTATTCATGCTTCTCCGCTGTAAAAAATCTTCTAACTCATATTCATCTAATGAATATATCGCATCAATAAATTTATTATTAATTTTATTATCTAATCTAGCATTAATTATTTTATTTAAAACTTTGAGATAAAATTTAGACCTAGCGCGACTTTTAAAGGTGCTACCATGAACTGTAAGACTCCCGTCTTGATTACGAAGGACATAATTACCTATTTGTAACCAAAAGCCTTCTTTATATATGTCTTTGTCCATATTAATCCATTTCTCGGAAGCTTCGGGTATTTTATGCTTTAATAAGATTCTTAAGCGTTTAGTGAGCCATTTAACATCTACAGGGCAATTAGTATTAATACCGTCTGTGTGAACATATACAACGCTTTCTTTCCCGTGTTTACTGCGTATAAGTTCAACAGCAGATAAAATTAACCATCTTGCTACAGCAGTTATAACAACCCCCGCAGCCATATCACCATAAGAAATATAAGGATTAGTATTTGCACCATAAAAAGTATTAACCATAATTTTTAGAGCGTCGCTTTTACTTTGAGCCTCTTTAGTTTTAACACTTTTCCAAGGTTTTCTCATTTCAATAAATTGTTCAGATATTTGATGGAGTACACTTTTTTCAGAAAAATCAAGTCTCACTAATACCCTTTTTTCAATCTTATTGTCAGGAACGTGTATAACACCATCCTTATAATCAATGTCTGGAGTATAATCTTCATAGCCTATAATAGTACTTTTGTCTGGACCTAGATTGAGAGCCATAGCTATTGACGGGTAAAATCCAGAAAAGTCTACTTTGTGATTTTCCTTATGAAATCCAGGTTGATACAATTCAATATGCGCTGCTTGGAAATTACCTCGGTCTGCCTTAAATATCTCTGGGTGACGCTCTCTATTAAAGTCTAATGAAAGTATACCTTGTTTGAATAGCCCACGGCCTTGTAATATCTTAGTTACAAAACTAGAAGGCGAATTAACATACATCTCTAATGGAACGCCTAGAATTTCAGCTGTGTATTCAATTTGAGGAAAGTAGTGGTCGAATAAATATTTAGTGCAATCGACATCAGACAAAACATACTCTTTTATTTCTTCCATAGAATAGTCTAATAGGTCTTTTGTTTCAAAGGAGAGTTCAATTGGAGACAAGCCAAAAGCTTTAGAAACGCTTTTTAATCCGCGGGGTAACCCGGATAGCGAATAATCCCTACGAGTCCACCTGAGTAAATCAATGTGAACTCTTCCTCCAGCTTTCATTTTAAGTTCATTCTGATTTTTTGGAGGAGTCCAACCAAAGCCTGTGCCATCTCTATTTAATAATTTAATGTAATTTTCTATGCCGTTGTATTTTGCCCTATGTAAAATCTGTGGAACGTCGTATCCTATGTGATTATAACCATATATAATATCTGGGTCATATTCTTTTATATAGTTAGCAAAGTTGATTAATACACTTTTATCAGACTCTCCATCCCAAACAAACACTTTTCTATCTCCGGTTGAGGTGACAATCCCAATTGCCACCACGGGGTATCTTTCCCCGAAGGGAAAGCCACCATCGGGGCTATGTGTTTCAATATCAAAACATAGAGAACGTAATGGGGCTCCATTAGGGTAATCATAAAAGTACTCGGGGTGCTCGATACAGAGTCTCTCAAGTAGGTGCTCCCTACCACCTTCGTAAAGCGCACTAGGCGACACTATATCTTTACCCGGTGTGTATTCTACTTTTGCCAGTAGCATAGTATCTCTCCCCAATACTTGCCTAGTAGAGCCTTCGGAGTGAGGTAAATAGTAATAGGGCTTATATGGCACGGTGCTTGCTAGTTTATGCCCATTACGGTACATCAGGCATTGTAGCTCTCCTGTCCTCATATTGCGAGTATTAGGTGATAACACGCCTATTAGTGGGACTTTCATGCCTCTGCCTCGGGGATGCGGTTGTAGGCGAAGTTCCAGTTGGCGCGAATCAGGGCAGCTTCCATGCTGTCCATTTGTTCTTTGTTGTCGCACAGATAAATATTAACATTGAAGTTCGCATAGCCGTATTTACTCAGGTCGTGTGTAAGGTCTGGGTTGTGATGGTCTTTCCACCAGTGTCCGTCCTTGTAGCGCTTGCAGAACGTCTTAGAGGTTTTACCTACATACACTCTTTTGTTCTGTGTGTTCTGTATGGAGTATACAACCATCGGAACGTTGAACCTCGGTTCGGTAAAGTCAGGCATCGTTGTGGTGGGTTCATTGTCTATATATTCCTTGTGTGCTACCTTGATTAATTCGAGTATTATTCTCTCTGATAATTTAACTCCTTTACTCTCAATCAGGTCTGTCATCGCATTAATGCGCTCTATTGCATTCTCAAAGCTACTCATTTTATCTTCTCTATTAGTTTTATATCTTTAGTATCGTAGTCGCCCGTAGCGAGGAGCAGGAAATTCGTCATGTCACCATCCCAAAGTAACTCGTCAGCCTTGGATTTAAAGGGAGGCCTTACATCCTTGTCTGAAAGCTCAACATCTATTGCGGTTTTTGCTCCTTTACCCAATTTAATGTTGTTCCCGCTAAACGGGTCAACAATTTCGATACTGCCACAATAGCGCTCAATGTATTCTTTAGCGATTTTAGGCCACTTTTCTCGTACAAACCCTTCTGTTTCTTCAATTAACTCACCCCATTTTATTTTCTTTGACGGGTCGCTTATCAGCGGACTCTTATAGTAACGTGTCTTACCACGTTCCGTCTCATCCATTTCAAGGAAGCCCGTCATAACCAGCGCTGAGAGAACGGGGCTCAACTTGGTAAAGGGAAGCCCTGCCCTCTTCGCTTCTTTCTTAATTTCACCTACAGTTAGCTTCACTACATCTGCGGACATTCCAAAGCTGTCTAATGCCGTGTCAGGGAAAAGCTCTAATATATCAGTTCCGTGACTAGGCATATGCAAGCACTCCGATATAAATGTGTCTAGGTATATTCGCAAAGCCAGCCAGTTATGTTTCGGAGTAACCAATCCATATTTCACTCCGTCTCTTTCAATGTGTAGTATTTCATCTTCGTAAAACCGCGCAACGGCGTTTACTACTCTGAGTAAATACTGAACTTTCGAGCGAGACACAGGGAAGACCGCTGGAATTGCATTGATAAGGAATGGCGCACAGGGATTGCGTAGCTGAACCGCGCGTTCATCATCCCTGCGTCCAATTGCGTCCAATACATGCTGCTTCAAACCCTTGATTTCCTCATCCGTCATTGAGAGAAGCTCTCTCCGGGGAAGGGCAGCATACATCAGCTTATGTTTAATGACGCTTGCTGTTTGTTTAGCAGTAGGGTT